CCAACCTCGACACCTAAGGTTGACAAAACCTTAAGGTAACCGAGAGCAACCTGTTTATCCCAAATAACTATATCATCACCTAATATAGCATATTTTGTGAAGGTAGAACCTACTGGGTAATCAGATGAATACCGTCAAGCGGAATAATGTACAATATAATGGTGAGTTAGAGCGAGCATAGCCCACGAGGATAAAGCTCCCATAGGTTGACCTACAGAATAAGAAACATCAGAAGGTAAAATTACCTTTTGACAATTTCTTAATTCAAAGGAACTTGGAGTTTTATATTTTCTAGATACTAACAACGTAGCTCAGAAATCACCTAAACTTTTCCCAAAGAATATATTCAAAATATCCTTTTGAAGAGATAGTGGTAGACGATCTGTCGCTGCCGAAAGATCAAAACTATAGATGGGACCTTCATTAAATGGAACCTCTTTTAAAGGTTTCAATTGATTAAATGTACCATCTGTCTTGAATCTTCTAAGTATAGAAAATAATCGTGAATGCAGGGGATTTAAGACTCATTGAGTCCAGGGATCCACCATTGCAAAGACTCTAACTTTACCTGCTGACTCTTCTTTGATAGCCAGTCTACCCAAATATGAAGACCGAGGATGTACAGATTTTCAATCTGTACAGGAGATGATTTTCTCCATAATATCCCTTAAGGAACCCATATTTAAGATAGACATTACTTCTTTAAGTGAAGTAAATAAACTTAGATTACAAGGATCTATGAATAGTTTCAATGAATCTATCACAGATTGGGGATGAGTATTAAATATACCCTTCTTACCATTTCCTTGAGGTCCAGATGTTAACATCTGAAACATATAATCAAGTTTAGGCTCAAAAATGAAATCTTCCGGTTTAGTGTATAATATCTTGAAATTACAGATATAATCACTAATCGAGGAGATATCAGAGGCAGTACTTTCAGCCGTGATTGTTGATAGCTTCAGTTTACCGGGGAACTTTATATCCCGGTAGATCGAAAACATCGACAATCAGAAACGGATGATAAGTGTATTACCCTGCAATATCAACTTTCGATGATATGCTGGAATAATACGAGGTAAACCGGAAGAGGACCTCGAAACTCGAAGTCCCAATCCGTTCATATCGTACAATTTATGACCAGAAATGATTTGTTGTAGAAGAACATAGCAAGCTTTCTGGTATTTAACCACGAAGGCAACTCCGTTCTTTCTACGAAGACTATTTAATTGTCGTAAATATACAACTATAGTTCTAACCCAATTACGGGACATATTCCCACCTAGAGGATAAATTATCGTTTTAAGAAAATTTATCATAGGTCGACCTTCTTTTACAAAGATCATTGCAGATATCGTATTGCTATCTGGCTGTAATTTAGAAATAGCTAAATAAGGATTTGTAAGATTTTTAAATAAATTTAAAAATTTATAGATTTTATTTGTCATTTTAAATTATTGCCAGAGGGAAATTACATCCCCGTTATAGCCATACTTTACCACTTCGGTTTCCTAACTAAAGTTAGGGCCGCAGCAGCCCGGGTGGGAGGAATTATGACTTTCCGCCAGGTTGATCTATCCTTGCCTTTCGACCGAATAAATTGCCTGACTCATCACTTGCTATAGTCCAAAGTGGCGGACCGTTTACTCGTTATAAGTACATTACTTATGACAGATTGGTCAAGGCCATGGCGACTAATAAAAGTTAAGGATTAGAAACTTAAGAATTATCTTTACTTAAGTACTATCCACGTTAGTCTTCGCAACCATATTTAACTGTATGGTTTTATTCGTTATCCATTAAGATACATCTGAGACATCTTAAAGGAGACCTTATATGAGAGGTTATAGTAATATTTCACTCTCTATAACATGATATAAGTTGTAAATTTTAATAACGAAGTATCACTTTCAGCTTTTCAGAAACAGATTACTTATTGTCTTGGGTAACCTTACTTCAAGCCACTATAGTGACACCAATCAATAGAAACCTTTTACTAATTAGAGTTTCTACTGACTGTTTATGCTAAACTATTCGCTCAGAATCGATGAGTACCACTCTTTGTGAACTCGTTGAGCGCTATGACTCATTTTAGAGTTACGGTAGGAGAATTTCTACCGTGCTTTTAGGGTAAAA